TATCAGATATGGATTTATGTTGAGGAGTGGTGAATGAATAGGCTCAACAGCTCTCAAACTCCGTCATCCCTATATAGGTGAGTAGTTACAGTTCTCTCATAGTATTGTTATTATTCCAATAGAATCCAACCAGTATTATCTATCTGATTCTGTAATGCTGCTACCTGTTCCTTTAATAGCTTGTTCTGTTCCTCTAAGGATTCAATATACTTTCTTAATGCAGAATCGTCATAGTTACTAAGTCCAGCCAGTTTCTGCTTCTCCAATGTTGTGTAGTCATTAGTAGATAAACCTTTGCCAGATACCTTGTCCACCTTATTAGCTATGCCAGCCTTAATAGTAGAATCATCATAAACAGTATCAGTAAACTTAGCATTAGCAGGTACATCACATTCTACTGTATGTCCGTTTACAGTATCAGCATTACCACCATCAGCAGGAACTTTAGTAGGAATACTATCCTTTACCTTCTTTAGTTCATCCTGTAAATCGGTCTGCTTAGTAATATCACCTTCTATAGTACCCCATACAGCATTAACTGTACTACCAATCTTGGCACTGATTCTATCCAGTTCTAATACTCCTTCTTTAGTTGCTCTCTGTAGTTCCATTACTTCAAATAATAATTAGTCTGCCCCTTTACTACCTCATCATAATAAGCATCATTAAACATAGCATTAGGACTTTTAAAGCTGTAGCTGTAATAGATTAGTCCAGATTGTAGCTTATCTAGGTCAGATGAATTAATAACCGCCTTATCTATTCTATCTTCTTCCACTATACCAGTCAAATCACCACCTTTAAAACTACATTCTATAAACTCTGCTGGGTTTGTGGTGTAAAGTCTAAGTATAAATTCAGAAGTGTTTCTTACCCTAAATGGAATACCGTCCTTATCTTCCAACTTAATATTGAATACTAAGTCAGTTCCCTTGTAAATTGTCTGTATCATTGATTATATTGTTATTAGATGGAATGTTATTAGCAGCATTTTTAATCTCCATTAGATTAACCTGTATAAAGTGAGAATCCCCACCATCTATAGCAGGTAAATCCAACTGCTTTCTAATCTCATTGGCACTAACCACACCGATATTAAACAGTGTATTGTAGTAGTTTGCTAAAGATTGTTTGTCTGCTCTTAGTAATACAGAAGTATCAAATCTTACATCTATTCTACTCCTTTCAGAAGGCTTATACAGCTTCCTTTCAAACTCTAATTCTATCTTCTCTAGTAATGGTGATAATGTATCAGTAAGAAAAGCCAGCTGGGTAGCCTCAACAGTACTATAACTGCTCTTGGATAAGTCAAATGCTTTTACAGGTGATACCCCGAAGAACCTACAAATATCAATTACATTAAACTGTCTGGTTTCTAATAGTTGTGCATCAGCAGGATTCACTGTAATAGGCTGGAAGTCCATATTACCTTCTAATACAGCTACTCCATTAGGTGTACCAGTAGTAGGACTAAAAGCAGTCTGCCAGCTAGTTTTTAAATCTACCTTCTGCTTACCAGTTAAAGTAGATTGTACTTTAAGAATACCAGCCAGATTAGCACCACCTTTAAAGAATCCTTGTGCGTGTGATTCAGAATCTGTAGCCAGTCCTAAAGTCTGTCTGGCGTGTTGTAAAGTACTGATTCCAGTAATACCATCATAACTAAAGTTCAGTATATGAATCATATTGCAAGGCTCTACCAGTCCTTTAATGCCTACAACACTATATTTAATTCCGTCCTTCTGTTCAGTAATAGTAACATAATCTGGCTGTAAATAATGAAGTGCCACTACATCTCCTTTAGCATCTCTTTCTATGTAAGCATATCCATTGCCTTTAAGCAGTGTACTTACTATCAAAGTCTTTATAAAAGTAAACCTACTCATCTTATTGTTCGGCTCTTTGTTCAGTAAGTAGTAAGTAGGATGCTTAATAAACTTTTCTTTATAACCAGAATCATTAATGTAATATGGCTCTAATGGAAGCTGTGCCACTGCATCACTAATAACATCTACACATCTGTAGACTGTAGATAACAGCATAGCCTTATTAGTGGTATAACCGCCATTCATATTATACATTAAGGAATCACAGAATAACCCTCTGGTTTCCTGTTCTGGTTCTTTCTTTTTAAACCAATTAGTAAAAATTCCCATTAAATAGTCAGTATTTCATTTGTGTAATGTGGTGTTCTCAGATACATACCTAAAGCCTGTATCATTGCTATAGTTCCATCTATCTTCTTCTTATCTACTGCCTTATTCGGTTTAACATTACCATTATAATCAGACTTCAAAGTAACATTTCTAAAGCAGTACCTATTTATTTCATTGTTATCAATAACTGCCTTACCAGATAGTATCAGCCTTTCCAGTTCTCTAGTAGGCATATTAAAGTTACCTAGTGTTTGTGGATATTCTTCTAATGGTAATCCCTGCTCTGTAGAATCTATAGCCCATTGTGTAGCATTATACTTGTCATATCCTACAGACTGGATATTAACTACATCAGCATATCTAAGCATATCAGTAGTTATATAGTCATAATCAGTAACATTACCACTGGTAACAGTAAGATACCCCTGCTGCTTCCAGTATTTGTAAAGTTCCTTATCTGCCTTATCCTTTAATGCCGATTCTGGAAGATAGTAATGTGTTTTGAAGTGGTAAGTACCATCCAGTACTACTAAGTAGGCTACAGCAGTCAAATCCGAAGTAGCAGCCAAATCCACACCTACATAGCAATCCATACCAGCGAACTTATTAAGGTCTACTTCCTGACTGCACTTAATAATATAGTCCTCTGGTAGCCACACATTAGAACTGTCACACCATAAATTCAAAGTCCTAGTTTTAACTCCGACTTCATCAGCAGGGTTATTTATTGCCTGTTGTACCTGTCCTCTAATGTATTTGGAAGTTACTGTAATATCCAAGTTTGGTGCACATTTAACCCAGTTCTTTTCATCTCTCCAATCATCATCAGCATCTAAAGAATAGATAGCTATAAACATTTCATCATCTACCTTTAAGCCATTAAGCACTTCTATAGCTACGGTTCTTAATTGATAACAGGGTAAAGTTTTATCGAAGCCAGCAGTAGTAATAGTACAAAGATGTGGATTCATTCTCATCCCCATACTGGACTTAATAACATCACGTACTTTACTATTCTTAGCAGCGTGATATTCATCCAATAAACCAAAGCTAGCATTAAATCCATCCAGCTTACTATCATCAGCAGCCAATACTTTCAACTTGGAATTAGTAAGGTTAAACAGAATATCAGCTCTATAGGCTGTAAGATACTTGCCTTTAGAATCCAATCCCTTACTAAACTTGCTACACATACCAAAGGCTATCTTAGCCTGCTCTTTACTATTAGCAGCCAGTAATACTTCTGCACCATCTTCACCATCAGCTATTAAATAATACAAGCATAAAGCAGCAGCCAAAGCTGTCTTACCCTGCTTTCTACTTACTTCTATATAGCTGCTAGTATATCTTCTGGTAGCAGTTCCCTTCCAGTAGAATCCAACTATATTAGCTATTATAAACTGCTGCCATCCTTCTAAGGTGAATGGTTTACCAGAATGTTTACCTGTATAATGCTTTAAAGTCCCTATAAACTTAATGGCTCTATCTACCTTATCTTCTCTAAACTCTAAATCATCCCTTTTAAGGTCATTCTGGAATCTCTTACAAGCCAGCTTAATTGTTTCACCAGCTATTATTTCACCATTAAGAACCCTACTACAATATTCATAGTAAAGTTTGGTATTCATTACCTAGTTTCCTTTCCTTCCTTTATAAACTGCTCAAATGGATTATACCCGTCCTGTTCTATTTTAGGCAATTTAGTTCTAGCCTTGGCTGTTAGTCCGAACTCCAGCATAACTTTCATAGCTTGTGTTTGAGCATCTTTAGCAATCTTAATAGCTGGGTGCGGTGCAATGTTACCCCTATCACTGGTAACAGTCAAACCTTCATCTTCTAACTGTTTAGATGCCTTAATGAACATACTGTAGTTTCTAGCCAGCATTGTTAAAGCTGCACTATCCACATTCTCTAACATACCAGTACTATCCAGCTGTTCCAGTACATTCTGCATATATACCTTAGCATCCTTTTCAATGTCCTTTGGAATAGTGTAATTTATCATATTATAGTCTATTTAATTTTTATAATTTATAAAGCTATGTAATGGCTCTAATTGACTTATAATCACTATAATATAATTATTAAAGAATGTGAATTATTTATTTGGAAGTCTGTTAAGATATTAGTAAATTTGTAATACAATTAAAGGCTAAACTATGGAAAGAAGAAGTAATTACCCAATAGAAATTAAAGCTAAAATAGACCTAAATACTGACCTGCTACTAACAGAACTACAGCAATTACTAGGCAAAGACAGGTCTAAACTACTAAGATTGATAATAGCAGATTTCTTTAATAGAAATATTGATATTATAGATGAACATACTAACCACAAATCAGATAAAGCACCACTAATAGAAGCCATACTAAAGGACTTCTTCAATTATAACAGGGAAACCATTAACCAGTACATTAAATTCAAGAATGATAAGACCACCTAAATCAGTCCTTCTACAGTATATATATGATTACGGACTAGACAAAGCAGCAGCATTATTTCACATTGATACAGAAACAGCAGATAAGATAATTAACTGGAAGCCACAATATGACCAGTACAGCTACAATACAGTAATAGATAAGCCACTTCATAGAAATGCTTCTAAGATAGCTGATATAATAGCCAAGCATTATCCCGAATTAGTAAAGCAATACACCACATACTATAAAGATACTATCTATATGTTCCAGACTGTAGAAGATTTCCTACAGAAAGCAGTAATAAGATGTATGGAAGTAGGACTGGAAGATGTAACAGAAGAATCTGTATTAGAACTACTAAGAGTGCAATTCAATACTATAAGATGCTATGCTAAGAAGTCCAGCTATACAATGAATAGTAAATTAGCACCATTGGAAGTACAGAATGAAGAAGGTGAATACATAATACCATCAGAACTATATGCCATACCTAAAGAAACCGAATAAGCAGCCTTCCAGAACATTTAACAGGGAAGAAAGACAGAAGATATACCAATCTACCAAATGGAAGGAATTAAGGCAGGCAAAGCTAATGCAGCAGCCATTATGTGAACTCTGTTTAGCCAAAGGCATTATTAATGCAGCAGAAGATATTCACCACATAGATTCCTTTATGAATTATACTGGCACTAAAAGGCTAGCCAAAGCATTTGACTTTAATAACCTTATGTCTATCTGTAAAGAGTGCCACGCAAAAGAACACTATAAGAGTTATAAATGTAAGTAAACCATTTTAAAACGGTAGAGTTGCTAGTCTAAAACCTTTCTCAGATTTTCTAGGTATAGCAACTAACTCCTTCTTATCGTTCCGTATCATTATATGAGTTCTGTTGTCCCCTTCCAATGTACCTAAAGGAGTTGCAAAATTATCATCACTATATATTATGTCACCTATATGTACTAATTCTCCACTAGGAAGCCTAATTACTGCTTTGTCATTTACTGTACAATTCTCTATAGGAGGCATCATTAAAGTAATTTTTTTATTTAAATCATTGATAGCAGTTAGAATCATACTGGAGTCTTGTGATAGTGTTACTTTATCTGGTAATACTGCTGGCTCAATAGATAATAATTGTAACAATGAATTAACTTCTTTGGCATCTGCTTCATAAGTATCTTTGATGCATTTGGCTATTTCTGGAATAGACTTCTTCACTTCATCAATTCTTAAGGAAGAACTATAGTCTAAAGTTCTAATGCCAGATGTATCAAATGGCTTAACAGTATTCTTGTCACATATAAGAACTGTGCGCTTATTAAAGGATTGTCTAACTCCCAATTCATAAAACACATTAGGATTCCTAGAGCTAAGGTCACATATAGCCATATCACAAGCTAGTATTTGTTGTAGTATATCCATTACAATAAAATTAGCTTTAGATGTATCGTCTGCCCGTACAGGCTCAAAACCAGCTTCTATTACTGCTGGCTTAATAAGATGCTCATAAACTCTAGTAAAATGTCCTTTATCATAGCCTTCAGCATCACTAATAGGCATTATCACAAAGCATTTCTTCTTATACTCCGACATAGCTATATAGATTAAATAATATGCAAATATAGATAACCTTTATCAATTATCAAACGCTCCAAGCAATGAACATTAAATTAAGCATACCAGTATTACAAACATTAACCAATAATGAAGCATTTACTTACTTCTGCACATTAGTAGCCATTAGTAAGAATCCAGATAGTACTATTAAAGATATAGTAAGAATAACAGGTGTTAGTGAAACTACCATCTTTAACCATCTAAAGGAGTTTGAAGAAGTAGCCAACCTAACAATAGATAGAACTGGATGCAGTAATAAGTATAGCTATACAGAACCTACCAAGTTCTTTGTAACCATAGATAGCAGCCTGTTAGATACAGATGTAGATAGATTAGTAATCGGCTTCTTAATCCGATTCAAATGCTGGTCTAGAATAGCATCCAATATTGTAGACCTATCTCTAAATAGAATAGTTCACGAAATAGGGGTACAACATAATACAGTATATTCAGCTTTAGAAGCTGGTCTAGTGGAAAGGAGTGATAAGAAACTTTACTTTAAGTTCATTCATCCATCACTTTGCATACTGTAATACAAGAATATAGCTGTTATAACATCCTCAATATAAATTTTAAAATTTGTTATAATTAATTTGTATATGTCAAAATATTTCACTATCTTTGTATTACAATAAATGAAGGAAACTATCATACTGAAACATAGATTTTAATTCGATTTTCTAAGTGGACTGGCTAGCTGATTAGCCAGTTCTTCCACTTAATTCACATCTAAGAATCACAAAGTTATTACCATAAGTACCTTTTGAGCATATTTTAGGTACTGAATGTTAATTATTCATCATAATTTTTGAGTTTGGGTTAGTTAAGCGTAGAATAGTAAGCGTAGTGATACGCTTATTATTTTATTTCAAGTGTGACAAATTTTGGTAGCGAAACCTCAATCTTCTATAGAAAGAATACCCAAAAATGTCACACCCATAATTCAAACTCCAGATGCTTCTAAACTCCAGATTTTAAACCGACTAACTAAACAAACAATTTACAATTATGACAAACATTATTATTACTAAAGAGTACAAGTATTTAGGTGAATATCCATTATTCAAAGAGAATGGTTTACCAGTAGGATATTTAATAGATAAAGGTAAAGTAGGCTGTGGCGGAACATCTATAGCTTTAGAAGATGGTAAAGATACTATTATATGTGTTCCCTTTGTATCACTAATTAAGAATAAGATGCAGAAATATAATACAGATGGTAAGGTTAATGTACTAGGTGTTTATGAAGGTGTTACCACATACGAAATTAGAGAGTATTTGAATACTAAGAAAGTTGCTAAAAAGATTATGTGTACTTATGATAGTTTAGCTAAAGTTGCTGGTATTATTGGTTATAACTACTTCTTACTAATAGATGAACTACACCTGTTGTTTATCCAGTATGTCTTTAGAAACAAGGCTGTAAGGACTGTATTAGACGAATACAAGAAATTCAAAGAATGGTCATTCTTAACAGCTACCCCTATTGAATATGATTTAATGCTGGAAGAACTAAAGGATATTCCGACCTTTAAAATAGACTGGGAAGATAAGACCGAAGTAAAGGTAAATGCAGTACAATGTAAGTATGTAGGTGCTACAGTAAAGAAAGTTATCAATGACTTCTTAGAAGGTAAAGTATTCGGTAATGCCCACTTCTTTGTAAACTCGGTGGAATTTATTGCTACTATGATTAAGAACTGTAACCTTACTAATGAGAATACCAGAATCATCTTTAGCAAGAATAATGAAAGCTATAAGCATACTTGTCAAGGTGTTACTAATGGTGAAACTACTGACCCTGTAAAGAAGATAAACTTTTATACTTCCACCTGCTTTGAAGGCTGTGATTTATTTGATACAGAAGGTAAAATTTATATCATCTCTGAAAGCACCAAGGCACAAACCTTAATGGATATTAGTACACAGGTAAGACAGATAGCAGGTAGAATTAGAAATACCCAGTATGCAGATACTATTACACATCTTTATAAAGCTACCAGATACAATACAGACCTTACTTATGAAGAATATAAGCAGGTAGTTCTAGAAGAAGAACAGAAAGCTAAATCATATATTACTAAGGTTAATAATGATAAGGAAATTAAGGAAGGAACTAAAGAAAGTATCTATCATTACATTTGGAAGGATGAAGAAACTGGTGAATTTGTATTTGACCCTAATAGGATGAAACTAGATATTTATAACTTCAAGGTACTTAACCATACATACAGTTTACAAGTTAATTTAAGCACTGAATATAATAAGGCTGGTATGGCTGTAGGATGCAGTACAGATAAGACTTCTGATAAGCTATTAAAGAATGATTCAGCCAGAACTACCTTTAAGGATGCCATAGAAGAATATGATTCTATAATGCAAAGAAAGGAAGGTATGGTATTCAGTCTTACAGATAATGATAGATTAGCCTTATTAAAGAAGAAATATAGCTATATCAAAGATGCTTATGAACTACTAGGTATGGAACAAATTAGGGAACTTAAATATCATACTTCACATATTCAAAGACTTCTTATTAGTATCTCTGAAAAGATGGATAATAATGCTAAGGTAGCTAAGTTACTGCTTACTATTCCTGCATTTAGAATCGGTGAATTTATTCCTTCTGCTGATATTAAAGATTGCTTGAATAGTATTTATGGTACACTAGGAATCAAAGGAAAAGCTAGCATTAAAGACTTTGAAGATTATGCTAAGTTTAAGGAAGCTAGGAAAAGAATAGATGGTAAGCAGGTAAGAGGTTATATTATTCAGTACATTAAAATTAAGTAAGCTATGGTTATTGACTTTACACCCAGTACAAAGGAATCAGAAGAAGCTAGAATATTAAAGCTAAAGGAAGATGCAGTAGAAGCTGGTATTAAAGCTAAGGAAATTTTAAACAGCATAGGAATTAAATATATCATCCGACTTTATAAAGAAGGTGGTTGTATTAAGTTTTACAAAGGTTCTAAATGTATAATGATGGCAGGTTTACTAGCTGGCACTAATGAACTAACAGCTAATTTCTCTCTTTATTATAATGCTACCAAACTTAAAGACAGGAAAAGATTTAAAACTGTAGAAGAAAATGATTTCCTTACAGATATACTACTAAACCTTTATTCTCAACTACAATAATCAGACCTAAGATAGTGTTTAGATGAATTATTAAAATTATTGTAATTTAGTTTTGATATGTAAAATATTATTACTATATTTGCAATATGATAAAGAGTTAAATAGGAATGACTTTATCATTCTGATTAGTGAGTAATTTAGTTCTATTTTACTACTAATCAAAGTAATAATACTACAGATACTTCTACTACAAAGATTATCCTATCACATAGATTATTTATTTTATAACTAACTTCGTTATTCATTCAGTAAGGTAGTCTGTGAAGATAGCCTTACTTTACTTTGATTATTAACTACTTAAACTATATATACTATGTTTACAACCTATGTATTACTAACATTCTTAGCAGTTTTAATGTATTTCCTTATTAGGACTGTAGTAAATGAGATTAAACAACATATCACAGAAGAAACAGATAGGGTTATTAAGGCTATTAAAGATAAGAACTATGTGGGTAGATGAAGAAGCAGTTATATCAGAATCAGATGAAGCATTAAATATACTAAGTGAATGAAACGTATGTCAGAACAAACTATTAACGCAATTATTAACTACTTAGTCCAGCAACCTTATAAAGATGTAGCTGGGCTGTTACAGATGGTACAGCAGGATTTACAAACTAAAGAAGAACCTGCTAAGGAAGAATAACCCATTAGCCTGTAAATGGTATATGGTTAATGTGAATGGCTAATGATTTATGATAATGGAATACAGGCTAGTACAAATTACTAGCTTAAATGGATAAATTTGATGAATTAGAACTAAATGGAAGGAAACTACTAGAATCATTTTTAATACAAGTGGGTGCTACTAATCTGCATCCTACAGAAGATAAGTTTGCACCAGTGGACTACTATTTTACTTATAATGATAAGAAGGTAGTAGCCGAAATAAAGGTAAGAGATATTAAGTATGAAGGCTATGATACTCACTTAATGGAAGTATCTAAATATAAGTCCTTAGTGAAGGATAAGAAAGATAGCCAGTCAGATACAGCATACTACATTAACTTCTTTACAGATGGAACTAAAGTTAATGCCTATTGGTATAGTACTAATACTGTTAGGAACTTTGGTACTATAGATTATAAATACTGTCCGACTACTACAGCAGCCGATAATGGTAACTACTATAAGAAGGTTATTATGATTCCTTCTAATAAGGCTCAAAGATTTACCTTAGTAAATGGTGAATGGTCTAAATCAATAAATAATGATTATCTTTGAAGCAATATTTTAATGTTATAAAATGGAAAGTTGGGAAATTGCATTACAAAAACGGCAAGCAATAGTAAATGATGCTATTAACACACTTGAATCAATTATTAACAATGGGATAACTAATATTCGCCTATATAATGGCAATGGATTCAATGGTTATCTTTTCAAGAGTGTGAATAAATGGTACAAATTTATTTATGTATTTAATTATGGAACAACTATAAAACTCCTTCAAGGAGATGAAGAGGAAGATATTAATACAGTATTGTTCCAGACTTTTAAAATAGTCAACAGGTCTTGCTGGATGCTTCAATTTAATAAAATATTAGATAAAGTAAAGCAACTATATATCCTACAAAAATCTGTAAATGGGCAAACTGTCAGATTTATAGATTTAATAGACCAATGTGAATCCATCGAGAAACTAAGTGAAGACATATTTACCTTAAAATTACAAAAACAATCAGCTAGAAGAAATTTATGCTTTGAGAGAATTAAAAATATTACTAATTACAAATATATAACGACACATCTTAATGTTAGTCATTATAAGTATAATGAATTAGTAAATATTATATATGAATCAGATGATGAATCTTTTATAAGCAGTGTATTTGATATGCTAAATGCTATATACTATCTAAACAAAGCATCAAGATGTATAACATTAGATAACATTATTAATTTGATTTCGGTAAAATAGGCACTGCCCGAATAAAAAATCTAACTAAATATAACTATCCCCAGCTTACTTTAATTGGTAGGCTGGGGGTTTGTTTTAGTATTCTATCACATAATTATTAATACTACAGATTTCCTTCATATCCTCAAAGGATGCAATAGCATCTAAATCATCTGGTTCATCTAGTAGAAGGCTAGCCATAGGAATATAGAAGAAGTTTCCCAAAGGTGCTGTAGAGGTCTTTAATAATCCGTTTTGCCACTGTGCTAAAGAAGATTGAATATACCAGCATCTTCTTTTGCTATTTCTAGGCTCAAACAGAATACAATAGTTAGTCTGTTTGGATTCTACTTCTAAAATCAGCCTAGCTTTGGTAAGCCTATAAGGTCTGATAACCTTAATATATTCCTTTATAAGTTCTTTCTTCTTTAATAGGTCTTGTTCTATTTTATCCAGAACTTCATCTGTAAAATCGGCTTCTTTAAATCTGGCTATATTACCTTCACAGATAGTTATTTCAGTATTAAGGAACTGGATTCTATTATTATAGCTATCTATTTCCTTATTAATAGCTTCTCTTTGCTCATTAAATATAGCTGTATCATCATCTTCTATATCCAGGAATAAGGCTACCAGTTTCTTCTTCTTAACATTTAACTTATCAATAGATTTAGCTATTACATCTAGTTCGTCCTTATAAGAAGCTAACTTCTGTTCTGCTTCATCAATCTTAGATTGCCTTTCTTCTAATGATAGTTCTTGTAGTGCTAGAATTTCTCTTTTGGTCAACTGCCATATAATGCTTTCTATATTATCCGCATTTAAAGTAATATCAGAAGTACATTCACTAAAGTTGTACTTACTAACACAGCAATAGTTCCAAATCCTATATCTTTCACCACTCTTATTAGCACTAGCAGTTTTACTAGTATAAGAATCACCACATATAGGGCAGGTTATTAATTTAGCTAATAAATGTATCTTCTTGTCCTTATTTACTTTCTTGGTTTCAGTTGTTCTATTCTTATCCAGTTTAATTTGTACCTTATTATATATAGTAGTATCTATAATGGCATCTACCTTATATATATAGACTTCCTGCTTCTTTGCTTCATCTGGTTCATCTGGGTTTACTAGATTATACCTTTGCTCTCCTATATATCTTCTTTCTCTAAGTAAGTTCCTGACTGAACCAGTACCGAACTTCTTATTAAATTTCTTATCATAGCCACAGGATAACAAGTACCTGCATACAGAAGGAATAGAACCACCATCTTCTAAATATTTATTATATACTAGCCTTACTACTTGTGCTTGTTCTTCATCTACCTGTAATTTGCCGTCTTCATCTTTATAGAACCCGAATGGAACTGCACCGCCAATAGTTTTACCTTCTCTGGCATTCTTTCTCTTACCAGAAGCAAATCTAGTCTTCATAGATTTAAGTTCATTCTGTGCCATATCAAAATAAAAGCCTAACATTGTTTCAAATGACCTGTCTACTATTCTAGTGGTAGGGTTAATAGTCCACATTCCCAAATCTCTAAAATAGACAGGTATTTTATATTCATCATTAAATTCCCTAATGAATAATCTGCCTGCTATGCTGTCCCTAGATAATCTTGATACTTCATTTATAAAAATAGCATCTACTTTACCTTCTCTAACTGCTTGCTTACATTCCGCTACTGATTCTCTATCCTTCTTGCGTACATCATCTTTACCTGTGATATACTGACCAAATACTAAATCATCAGAAGTAGTATACCCCATACCTTTAATAGTATCTAGTAGGTCTAACTTTTGCCTTTCGTAGTCTTGTGCATCAGTACTACATCTTAATAATAATGCTGCTCGTTTCATTGCTCGTTCAAATTTATTGGTTACATTTGCAGCAAATATAGTGAATTTATTGTTTAACTGTAATAATTAGCAGGTTGTTGAAACCTGCATCTGAAGAGGAAGAATAAAATGAAAATAACCTATAAGACGCAAGGCACTTGCAGCAGCCACATCGAAGTGGAAGTAGAA